TTGTTCATTTAATGTTACGTCAATAACAGCAGGGTTTGTTGGAGTTCCATCAATTGATAATGTTGGTTTGTTTCTATAACCTAAACCTTGAGTGTCTAAATTAACTGATTCAATTGCAAATCCAAGAGTTGCACTTGCAGCAGCACCTGATCCAGTTGTATCTCCAGCTCCAAGAGTAAATGACACACTAGGTGCAGATGTATATGCTCCTACAATACCTACATCAACAGTGTTAACTGAGTATCCAACCACAGCTGATACGCTTGCACCAGTTCCCGAAGAGTCAGTAATAGTAACTGCGGGTGCACTTTGACCGTATCCAGATCCTGCAAAGGTAACTGTAGCACCATCAATAACACCACCAGTTTGAGTAACGCTAATTTGTGCTGTTGAACCTAGGAAAAATTGTGTTTCAGTTCCCTCTCCTGAGAATGATAACGCTATTCCATTATTTGCATTTGACTGTGATGATGCGACTTTAATAAAATCTTTATCAACACGAATTATATAATAACTTTGGTTATGAGTAAGACCACCGACGACTGTTCCACCGCCAGATGTTCCATCATAAATTGCTAACATTCCTGTCTCAAAGGTATGATTTTCAATACGAATTGTATTTGCAGTAGTATCAACAATAGGTTGAGAGGCGTTATTAGAGTCTGTATATGTGCCACCACCAGTAAAAATATTCTGAGGAGGTGCATCTACAGTTGCTGAGACAGATGCTGTATATCCTGATCCACCTTGATCAATTAGAGCAGCACGTATATCCCCTGCACCACCCAACTGAGTTGTTGCTTCACCACCACCAGATCCACTAAGAACTACTTGTGGGTTTACAGTATAACCACTTCCTCTGTTTGTTAATGTAAATGCTTTTAAAGTTCCAGTTGAACCAAGAGTTGCAGTCGCAGTTGCACCTTGGAATGGGTTTGTTGTGACTTCTATTGGTTGCTGTCCACCAACATATCCTGTTCCTGCACCTGTTAGATTGACACTTCCTAAACCATTTTTAAGAACAACAAATGATCTTGTAGAGAAGTTAGATGCTTCTGATGATCCAAATACTGTAGATCCACCAAATCCTGCAATTTTTAGAGCACCTTGAACAACACTACCAAATGATATTGACTTATTGACATCAAAATAAACTGCTTCTTTAACGATTGTTTCAGCGTTAACAACAAAGTCTTCTTCACCAGAGGGGTCAACGATTACCTGACCTGTGGTAGAGGTCATGCTGTTACCCGCAAATCTTAAGTTACCTGTCTCAATGTATGCAGGGAAAATATTAGTTGTTCCAGTAGCATCGCTCAATGTGATGTTTGCTGCTGCCTGAGCTGTTGATGTTGCTTGGAAAGATACGTTACCAGTCTCTTGATCTACAGAAAATGCATCACCAACTCTAAAATCACCATCTTGGTCTGTAGAAGAATATAATACTTTACCGCTGTTAAGTTCTACTACCTCATTTGCTTGCACTGCTAATGATGGGTCATTTGTAAAGTCATCACCAGATCCAACATAACCAAAGTTATGTGCAGTCAATATAAGTTTTACACCAGAACCGTCTGCTTGAACACCCTTTTGTCCATATACACATGCAGATGCTACAGAACGTAATTCAGCACCAAATGCTGAGTAGTCAGCAGTGATAACAGATGTAGCAGAATCACCACCGCTAGATCTAATATCAGATGTTCCACCAGAGACGTCTGTAAAGGTCGTAGAACCGTCTGTGCCATTCGCATGGAGTAATAGCACTGTATTGTTATCTGCTGAGTATTCGCTTGTTGTAGGAGTAAATGCAGAGGTAAAACGAGCAGCAGCTTTACTGATTCTTACTTCATCAACATGTCCGTTAAATGCTTGTGTGGGAGATGCCTGATAGTCTGAACCTATGACAACAGGTTTGGATGATCCGTAGTCATTACTATCTGTGTATGTTCCTAATTGAGTTCCATCTAGGAATAATCTTGTAGTTCCTCCACTTCTTGCTACTGCAACATGATAGAAAGTGTTAGTTGCTAAAGTTCCACCACTAATTTGTGATGTATTTCCTACTGCATAATGTAATGTAGTTCCATCAAGATACATTGTAGGTGCTGTATCTGTAGCAGAATTATCTCTAAGATCAAATATTCTTTGTATGCCTGTTACACTGCCAGGTCTTATGAATGCTTCTAAGCACCAGTTTGATGTTCCAAATCCAAAGTCATCATCACTTGGAACCTTAACGTTATCTTCAGTTCCGTCTAATAATATAGATGCTGTTCCAAATTTCTTTTGTGCTGTATCTAACTGCGAGTCACCAAATCTACTTAATGTCTTAGGAGATTTAGTTACAGTTACAAACTCACCACTTCCTTTACCAGTAATGAATACGTATGTTCCATCATTACTTGAAACTACACCACGTGCAACTGCTTTTTTGTAAGTAACATTACCAGATGTGGTTCCAGATGCAGAACTATCGGTGTATGTGAAAGTATTGTTATCTACCTTTGTAATCTGATAAAAATTATCTGTTCCTGCACCACTAATATGATCTGCATAGATGTAGTCATTAGTTGATAAACCATGTGCGGTTCTTGTCAGTGTAATTGTAGAACCAGATCTAGCATAAGTTCCTGACTGAAAACTATCTTCTAACTGATACGCAACCTCTGATGTAGAGAATGTTCCTGATGTTCCACCAAATTTTAATCTTGTATTACCTGATCCAGCTCTACCAGTAGCACCTTGAACACCTTCTATACCAATAGATGCAAAGTAATTGAAGCAATTCAACCACTCTACACGTATACCATTGGTAAGTTTTAGACCAACCTGATTAGGTGTAATGAATGTACACTCATTGAACAATACAGAAGACTGTAAGGATGCTCCTGCAAGATTAGCACCATCTAACTTAGCACCACGTCCTGCATCTCCTTGTGCATATCCATATGGATCTGAACCAGATGTGACACTACCCTTTGTATTGACTGTAACTCTTTCGACATATGGACTCTTTGTAGAGTTCATATTTGAGACTACAACAAATGCATATCCTTCGTCAGCACCACTGTTGTAGTAAAAATCTTTTATTGTTAAATCGGAAACGTGACAGTCTCCAGATAATATAAATGCGTTATTATCGTTCGTAATAGATGTGGGTTTTACAGATGTAGATCTTAAATTAGTTCCACGTAATGTAACACCATCAGGAACTGTCATTGGGAATGCTTCCTGATATTCGCCAGGTGCAACTATGATTGTATCGCCTGATGTAGCAGTCCCCAGTGCCTTTGTAATCGTTAGAAATGGTGTATCTGGATGTTTACCATTATCACCACCATTAGCAAGAGTATCATTATTTGAACCAGCTGAAGCAACGTAAAAAGTATTTCCTTGACCATTCGTGATGTCCGTAGACAGCATGGTAGTCACCACCTCACCAGTGTTAGGTTTCTGGTTGGCGACCTCTATTATATTTGATCCGTTTCTAGCGTATAATTTCTTATCCGCTATATTAAGAGCTATTTCACCGTCTACTAAATTAGAAGTCGTCGGGACTGTCGCTGCTACTGTCGATCTCTTTAGCTTGATTCTCGTTGCCATCTAAAGCATTCTCAGATTGTTGGTCAGGGTTCATACTATTTAACTGACTTTGTAAGTCTTGGATTTGTGCCTCCATCATTACATTTATCAGTGTCAATTCAGAAATTTTCTTTTGTAATATAGAAATAACAATTTTTGCGTCCATGTTTTAAAAAATGTAGTTCAAAAAGTACCACCGTCGATTGTGTCACTCCATACTGGGACACCCGCAGCAGTAACGGTTAATATTTGGAATGATGTTGACGCATCATCTCCAGAACCAGGTGTTGCCATGTTTGCAGCTGCAGTTACTTGTAAAGCACCCGCTGCGTTACCATACACAATACCATTTGTGGTAAATGTGCTAACTCCAGTTCCACCGAACTGAACTTCAAGGTCTGTATCAAGTTCTAAATCACCTAATACAACTGTACCACGGTCACCTGTGACACCGAATACAGTGTTTGTATCTGTTGCATTTTCAATAAATGTCCATGCACCAGCTCCATCGGCACCACCTGTGCGGTCATAACCGAAGAAACCAAACCTGTTGGTTCCAGAAGCATTGTAATGAACTTTAACACCACGATCTAATTGATCGTCAGCACCACTTACAGTAACAAGAACAGAACCAACTGCCATTGTTTGAGATAAGTTGTTGCTTAAAGTAACTGTCTTTGTTCCAGTATTGATAGCATTAATAACTGTGCTATTAGGAATTCCTGCAGTTGTTGAAGTAACTGCGTCACCAACTTGTAGTTGATCTACAGCATCTACAACAACATCTGGTTGTCCACCAGTTGCTTGTGCAGTCAGTGTAACAGGAGTTGTTGGATCTCCTAATTCGATTGTAGGATCGTTAACTGACATTGAAGCAGAGTTCACTGTAGTTGTAGTTCCATCAATCTGTAGATCACCTTTGATGATAACAAGACCACCCGCATCAGTTGTAGGATCAGGGTCAAGTATCAATTCTTGAACAGCGTTGATAGTAGATAGTGTATTACCATCTAACTTAAGGTTATCAATCTCAATTTGTCCAGTCTGAGATGTGCTACCAGATATGGTTGTTTGACCATTAAATGTTACACCATTTTGGAAAGTAGTTGTCGCATTGACTGTGAGGGAGTCTCCAGCTGCTGTTCCAATAGTAGTGTTGTCATCTACATTCAAGTCTTTGATGTATGCAGTCGCTGCTACACCGATACCACCCGCAACTGTAAATGCTGCTGTAGCAACGTTAGAAGCGTCTGTAGTATCTGCAATATTAACTTGGACACCAGTGCCATAGTTCCAGTCTGCACCTTCTACTTGTATCTTGTCGGAGGTTGTCTCGTCATATCTGATAGAAGCATCCTTTGTGTCACCAAAGTTTAGTTTCATATCATCAGCGATACGCAAGTCGGGGGTTGTTGCTCCTACACGCTTGATGTCTAAAACTGCATCTGAGTCATTGAATGAGAGTTCTACATCTCCTGTAGTTCCAAACTCTAGTTCCTGACCATCTTCGATTACTAACTTACCTGTGCCATTTGCACGGAAGATAAGGTCACTATCAGTAGTAGAAGTCGTAATGACATTTGCATTTAACTCAATGTCATCAACTAACCACTGATCAATTTTTGAATTACTGTCTACTATTGCAGCAGAACTTGCTGTAAGTGTTCCATGAACATGATCCAACATGTCCATAAAGTATCTACCACCTACTATCTGTGCAGCACCATTGTTGTCTCCAACAAATAGTCTATCTCCTGCGTTTGATTGAGTACCATTTGCTCCTGTCGTAATGGCGAGTTCACCAAATGTAATTGTGCCAGGTGCGGTTGAACCAGTACTCCTTTTAATTAGAATATTGGATGCCATTAGAAGCTACCCCCATTAACTGTTATGTCGTTTAATACGTTTGTGGCGACGAATCTTGTCTGTGCTGCATCGTATACAAGGACTGAACCGTTTGCTAGTCCACCCTGTGATGTATCTGTCAAATCTACGTCTGACATTCCTCCAATCGTGCCACCGCCACCACCTGTTGCGACACGTGTGACTCTTGGGACTGATTGGTCTCCGAACCTTAGTCTTGCCATTTAAAGTGTTACCCCCTCAAGTACGCTTACTGAACCTTCCAAGACTCTGGATTTTAGACCAGTACTAGAAGTTATTACGACGTCATATACATACCGACCACTTTTCATAGCAGCGGTTTGTGAATTGTTTAGAGATAGTTGTATTCTTCCACTTGTAGCGGGAGATAAAACTGCAGCAGTTACAGTAGTCGATGTGCTACTTGTATAGTGCTTCTTTATCAAACATGCAGCTGTATATCCAGTCAGATTAAAATCTGTGCCATTATCGTTTTCAACTGTAAAGTCGATGATAAAGTCAGAACCTTGATATATTAGTAAATTGGATACAGCACTTGCCATTCTCTAAGAATTCCATATAATATTTAGCTTAACTTTATTTATCCTCTTTCCGAACTAAGTCTTTCACAAGTGCCTTTAATTCAGCAACTTCATCCTTTAAATCTTTAAGAGTGCGATCTTTCTCTTTGGCATTTTCTCGTGCCTTTATATAAGCATCATATTGTGTAGTATCTGTGTTCAATATTGCATTAGACACAGGATCCCTGCCAAGGGTAGTATAACCCTCAACAGGGACTAGTTCAATTTCATCTTCCATTATGCTAGAGCGATTCCTCTTAAGTCTTTAACTCTTGGTATATATGGTTGATTGTGGTTAAGTAAACTTATTTTAATTTGGAATCCGTCAAACTCATCTACATCTTCTACAGTATACTCATAATCTGTAAATGTTACTAGATCGTTTTGTGGGACTAATTCACCGTTATCTGGTCTTCCTGTAGTGTTGAACATTTGGAAGGGTAGTTCATCTAGACTATCTACGTAACCAACAGGAATCAATTTAAACATCACTACAATCTTAGAATCAGTCCAAGTGTTTGCAGCAAGCATAACCTTCAATCCAGTAGCACTCTTCTCTAGTCTTGCAACCTTAGTAATGTAGTTTCCTGCACACTCTCCACCAATACCCTCTGTAGGTTCGATGTTATTGATTATATTCGCAGTTGTGATCATATCACATCTAGTCAAGTCAATAACAGGAGATAGGTGTGATACTTCAGAATCGAGATTTAATTCAAGAGTAAGTGATTTAACACTATTCATTCTATTGATTTCATTTAGTTGGTTTGCAACTAATTTCGTAGCAGGGAAATAATTCTCTTCTCCGATAGTAACATCTTGGAAATCACTATCTTTTACGAAGGATGTTTCAGCAGAGAATCCTGCAGGGAAAGGTCCGCAAGAAGTAGCACTTGTTCCTTGAACTCTGGCAACCATGCTAGTTCTAGGTTCTAGTTGACTTTGTATTTGTGGTGTAAGAACATCCCATGGAATGTTTTGAGATGCAACTATATTTCCACCACCACCTTGTATACCAGTTCCTGCATTTACTCCAGATATTTGTAGGTTGTAACTATGTGGACTGTTTATAGACTGAATACCACTACTGTGTGTCTTATTAATTTTGGTAAGAGGTATGCCATCAAAGTTGTAACATTCTACGATAGCACCAGCTGCGTGAGTCTTTCCAGTTGATGATCCTGATGTTCCATTATGGTTTCTACCATTTGTAATGAAGTTAACCTGTTTATTATTAGTTGAACTTAAACTAGAGTATGCAATAATCTCGTCTTCACTACCATCCTCAGCAGCACCAAGTATTCTGATAAAACCAGGATTTGATGAACTTGCAGCAGAACCACCTATGGTAGTATGGAATCCATTGTTCTCTCCAATCTCACAACTCGTATCTGTAGAACTTAATCCCGATGCAAGTTGACTATTACCTACTTCTGATATAACGCCACTTAACTGTAGGTAATTAAGTGTTGATTGCATTCCATGATTACTGTGGAATACTCTAATTAAATCACTACCCGCAGTTGTCTTAAGTGAATTTGTTCCTAAGTTCAATGTTCCACCATTCGCTGCACCTAACTCACCATTCTCTAGAAGAAGTTTAGAAGGTGATGCTGTGGTAGGTAATGTAAACTCTGCTCTGTAAATCTTGAACATTAAGTCTTCATACTGAGAAGGAGTCCAAGTAGACGCATTTTGAGACTTGAATAAGACACCGATATATGGTTGCTCAGAAATTTTCTCTCCAATGTGTGCAGCATCAATGGCGTCATTACCTAATAATGAGATGAATACCTTATATTGATTTGAGTCAGATGTCAATACCATAGCATGCTCTGTTCTATATGGTATAAACACAGGTGCTTTGAATGTAAATGTAGTAGGTGTGGATGCATCAGCAGATGTAAACACATCGTCTGCTTGCTTAACTACCTTAGAGAAAGGTAATACTGTCTGTGTTGGATTTCCATTTACTACAGTTCTAATATCTAATGCAACAGGAATCTCCTCATCCTTAGTGAAGAAGAATATATCAATCTTAGTCAAGAATACTCCACCTTCAAGAGTAGAATCCTCTACTAAGAATGTTTGTGCAAGTGGGTCAACCCATCTAGTCTCTTCGCTCTTAGTCTCTGTAACATTTACTAGAGTTCTAGCATCATACTGTGCTTCAGATGTAATCTTAGCATTTCTAACAGAGATAATTGTCTCTTGTGTAGTTTGTAATATACCAGATGATGTAAATTCTGCCTCACCACTAGAATCTGATACTCCAACTACTTTACTATCAGTGCTATCATCACTAAGTCTGAATAATTTTGTTCCAGTCTTAAACTTCTGATTTCCTGCAACGTTTGGTGCATCAATAAAGAATGATCCTCTAAGATTACCTTTCTTGTCAGTAATTAAGTCTTTGTTTGATACCTTTGCAATAGCACCAGATGTCTCACCAATAAGATAGTCATTAATCTTAGGAGATCCATAGTAACTACCTTTGACTTGATCTGCAAGCGACTTGGTATCAATATTGATAAAGGTCAAGTTAGATGTATAGTCAGTGGTTGTGCTTATATCAGTTCCATCAATAGGATTGATCTGTATATTTTCATTAGGAGCTGCTATTCTTGCACTAAACCTAATCTTACCATTACCTTTCTTAACAACAACGGTCTCTCCTATTTGGAATGGGATATTATTTGTCTTAGAATCGGTGCTTGGATCTTTAATAACACCCATGATCTTAGGTGTAATTAGTTTCTTAGGTATTGCAATACCATC